AAACCACGTTATAGTCATATCGCTATAATGATATATCGGTAAAACAAGATACATAAAAATATCTATATCTGTATATTGGAATATTACGAAGGGGTATATAAGGGTCATAGGAAAAGAAAGTATAGTACTATATATATATAATAATTAATCTTCATACACAAGCACGAACTCTTTTCTATTTTTGAATTTTTTTTCTGGAATTTTTTTACCAAAAACAACACAATAGTTATATTAATATATTTTTATATAGTGGTTTTCTTTTAAACTATGGATTCGTATTTATATGACAGTTTTCTATTATTCATAACAATCCCCCGATGTTAAATTTTCGTTAGCCGCATTACCCTTATCATCGGCTTTCCTATTCCATGCTTTTATTATCATATCAATACTATAATTCCGATATTCAGGAAACCTTCCTATTATTGCATGACAAATATCGCATTCGGCATAATATTCACCATAAAAATTATGGAAATAAATTCTAGCTTTCCCCCCACAAAATGGACATGGTTTTAATTCATCTGGACTACAAACAATTGTCCCATTCAATACTGTTTTTTTTTTCATTTTCTACCTCATAGTGTTTTCTTTTAAAATACGGCACCAGCACAACGTTGGTGCATAATATAATTTATAATGCTTACACCCTATAATAAAAAACACACCCTGCGATTTAGGCAACCACAAATTTTCCACCCCAGATTTATTTTTAGGTAAATAGATAATTGTATCATCATCTAATATGCTTGGTTGACTATCTGGGGATATGAATAGAAATTTAAAGTTTTCAGCATACTCACAATTAAAATATTTTCTACTACTATTATGCACACACGATTCACAGATACATGCTGGTCGTTCTACCGCCAACTGTTCTGTGTCTTTTCGATGTATCCCATCATCCCCAAAACAACCACACACATATATTACTATACCATTATCTTCACACACATTATATAATTTTTTATAAATACTACATTCTTTTTTCATGTCACATTCTTTACAAACACCGGCGATATAATTAATTGCTTCTTCCTTCATTTTTAATCTCCCGTATTTATTTATCACTATATTTTACTAATCCTTCTTACTTTTCTTTACAACTTCTGTATATAATACACCGCAATGTTTACATATATAAATATATATAATTTCATTCAGTGTTTCTGCCCTATAAAATACTTTAGTTTTATCACATAGAAAATTAGTATATTCTAATGGTTCGTGTTTACACATCATTTTTTCCTTTCCCGTTTTGGATACAAATAATCCAACATTTCTTCTGGATAGTTGGTTTTAATATACCTATCAATTGCATTGATTTTATACTCTATTGCATTTAACTTAGCAATTATTTCCACACGGTTGTTATAGTATTGGCTTTTATTACCTTTTTGTAAAATATCATTTTTTTTCATAATCAAATTTCCCCTTATACTATGTAGTGCTGGATATGACATCAGATTTCCTTTCTCGTATATTAGAATTATTTAAACTATTTTCTTGTAAATCGGTTTTTTGTTTTGGTTTATAATGTTTACAATCAACAAGAAATACCGAATCTGGATATTTACCCGATAACAACCGAAAAAGTTTTATACTATTAGTATATTTACAATCAATTAGCATATTATTATCAATAGAAACAAAGCTTAGTAAATAACTTTTTTCAGTATGCCTATACCCAATATTATGTTCGCAAAAATAACATTTATTAAAGTCCCAGCGATAGAGCATACCTCCACCATCGCAATTCCCAATAAATATCCTTATACCATTTTTCTTACATAGTTTACGCAATGCTTTTTTTAACGTACATGTTTTAGATATTGTGCAATAATCACATACTCCCAATATGGTTCTTGTGTTGCAATTTCCTTTTTTTCTATCACAAAATTCTTTTAACCCACATTTGTCACACAATCCCTGTATGGTTTTCATCACTAACAGTTTCCTTTTTTCTTGTTACAAAATGTTTACAATCAACTACATACATATCTCTTATATCCGTATTGGTCAACATACATAACAACTTTATTTTTTTCATATATTTACAGTCTATATTACCCATTAAATACAAACAGTCTTGTAATGTGGAATTATTATTACACTCATTACATAAAATTTTTAATTGATGAACATTATATTCGGGTATATTATCTTTATCAACATATTTATTGCACCACGCCATATTAATTTTTACACCATATCTACTATATATTGTATCAATAATCTTATTTATATAACACTGTTTATTTATACCACAATAAAAACAGCTCCTTTTTTCTACCGACATTATAATTCCTTAATATAAGTAACCGTTTTAATTTATTCCCAACTCTCGGTTTCATCGGCGTCTGATTTTAAATTAGCGTTTGTAATATTATCAACACTTGGTTGTGGCTTAACGCTGAGATTATTATCAGAAATTTTTCCTACTTTAATTTTTTGCACGGTTTCTCGCCTGCTGATTTCAGCTTTAAGCTTACCGGCAGTTTTACCTTTATCTAAATCATCCAAATTTTTGTCCTTATCGGTATTGGGTTCTGCAATAAGTTCACCAGAAGTATCACGTATTGATTTAAAATATTCGCCAAGAATTTTCATATACGCTTCTTCGGTATCAGGTATTTTACCAACTTTTTTACCCTGGCGTTTCATTTCCAGAGCATATAGTTGTTTGGCATAAGACTGGCAATAACCTATAATGGCTTCCAACACGATTTCGTATTTTTCTATTTTTGTAACACGAGCCAATTCGCCGATAAAGTAATCACACCATAACGGTACTTCTTTTTCCATAGGCATACTCAATGCCCAATATTTTAGTATATCACCATTACTGGTTTTATTCCTAAATTGTCGCATTTTCAGATAGGCATATAAATCTTCAGGCACATTATTTACACGGAAATAAACACGATTGTCTGCCTGTGTAACAAATGTTTTAGTTTTGGATTGAGTTTTTTTGAAATTCATTTTTGGCTAATCCTTTCGGTTTTGGGATAATTGATATAAATATTTATATGTATTATATTCTATATTCCTATTTGTTTTGCGTTGCGAAACCATTATGGTATAATATAACGCTTCAGAATGAAAAAAGCAAGAAGAAAATATAAAAAACTTTAATATATTAAAGTATTAAATACATTCTAACTATTTATTTTGTGTCACGAGACCTTATAGAAGAAAATATAAAGAATGTGAAAGAGTTTAAACCGTTGTTTTATATGGAACAATTACATTATCACTATATGAAAGATACTTTAATATAGTTATATATAAGCATATTAGGAACAAATAGTTGGGTGGTGTTTTTGGTGCTGTATGACGATATGACATGGCGTCTTAATAACTACCTTTATTCAGTATTTCATAAAATAAACTACACTATTAGTGAAGAAATGTAGTTATTAAAGGGTAGCGTCATATCGTATGACAGAGGTAAATATAGGGTTTAAAGCATTGGAAAATATATGGATAGTGAAAACTATATTAGAGTATCTTCTATATAATGATAAACAGATAAACAAGTAAATACGGTAAGTTACATGTATAATAGAAAAAAAGTTTCATATATTAAAAGAAATATCTTGACAAGCTTGAGCTTTTTGATTATATTAAAGGGAACCGCAAAAGATATATATAATTAAAAGTTTTTCAGAAATAACTTGACAGGATGCTATTTAAGTATTATCTTTACAGGGAACGCCGAAAAGAAGGTGGTGCTATGAAGAGATTTTAGGATAAAGTTGTTAAAAAGGAAAATGGTTGTTGGGAATGGATTGGTGCAAAGCAAAATAAGGGCTATGGCAGAATAAAAGTAAATAAAAAATTAGTTAGTGCACACAGATTATCTTGGGAGTTATATTATGGCGAAATTCCCAATGGGATGTTTATTTGCCATCATTGTGATAATCCATCGTGTGTAAACCCAGAACATTTATTTATTGGTACTCGTTCTGAAAATATGAAAGATGCTTATAAGGAAGGTAGGGTTCATATGCCAACAAATGGTCACGTTTTCCAAAATGGTCACATACCAAGTAATAGAAAATTAAGTACAGATAGAGCCAAAGAAATAAAAGAAATTATAAGAAATAGGTGTAAGAAAAGTTTATATGTATTGTCTAATGAGTTAAATGTTAGTATAGGTATTTTAAAAAGAATAAGTTGTGGGGTAAGTTATAGAAACGTGTAATTTTGCTATCCAGACCAATTATTAACCACTATTATAAAGTTGTGTGTACCAATTATAAAAAAACAACTTGACAGGATTGTGTTGATATATTATATTAATTATTAGGTCAATTTGCGACATTCAGCCCTATGCAGTACACATTGCCAATCATTCAGGTAATGTCGAGCCATAGGGTTTTTGTATTTTGCAAAAAAAACAACTTGACAAAAGCGTTTTTATTTCTTATGTTGGTTAGCAGTAAAATGAAATATGAAAACAGCGGGGGAACAGGGAAACTCAAAAAACACACAAAAAGGGGGTTTTAAAATGTCACTGATTGAAATAGTATTAAGGGGTTTGGGCAGTTTTTGTTTAGCATCATTTTGCTTTGGTCTTTCATTTGATATATGGTTGAAAGTTCATTATTATTGGGATAACCCATTATTATTCAGTATGGCAAAACGTATTGTGCGTACATTGCTATATGTGCCGGTAGGGTTTTTACCATTAGTTATTGGTGTAATTGCTATTTTACAAATTTGGGGAATATAAAGACAGTAGGGGATAAAAAATGGAGAGTGTATTTGATTTTGCCGAGAAATTGTCCGCAGGTGAAATGGCAAATAACCCAATGACATTCAGCGAGTTCCAGAAAAATACCATAAAGAATTTATCAAATTTGTCTGGTGGTTTATCCATCGAACCAATAGATATTGCGATACGATTTGCGTGTGAAGTTGGCATTATATTCAATATTGTCAATGAGCGGAATAATCCCAATGTGGAGGCAACGCCAATGGCTAATTTAAATATGGCTAAATCGCTGGGTAATATGCTAAGGGATATTTGTATTATGGCGGGTAATTATGGATATACGCTAGGGTATGTGAGTAATAAGGCTGGAAAAATAGAATTAAAGGAATTTGTGTATCCGAAGGGATTGGATAAAAGCGCTGATGTAAAAGAAGCGAACGCTGAAATTATAGAATCTGTTAAAAAGAAAAAACCGAAAGAAGAGGATTGGTAAGATGGTTGATACTACTGGTTTTGTAACATATGATACGGGCATAACAACTACTTTCATTTCTGATAATCCAAATATTGTTTATGAACCGTATGATTGTAGGGATTGGTCTGTACCAGCAATTACAACCACATTATATCCTTTTGTTCCTATACATCTTTGTGAAAGTTGTAAAAACAGAAATAATTGCGTTGTGATGAAATCTATTAAACTACGATGTATGTTGGCTGGTGATATAGAATTTACGATAACGAAATGTAAGGAGTATAAAGGATAAAGAATGGCTGCTACTTGGAATATACCATATAATGGGTATGGTACAAGATTGTCGTGCTGTGAATATTGCAAACAACGAGATTGTTGTGCTTTTTTAAAATCTATCAAATTGCGATGTATATTATTCGGCGATGTAGAATTTAATATTACTAAATGTGAACATTGTAAATTTGATAAAAAGAGTTATGATGTGGTATTACAGGAACAAATGCAGATGGCATTTGAAAGGTTACAAAAACAAGATGTTGAAGAACCGTATCGGTTGATTACTAGCGATGAATATGCAAAATATTTGAATGAATATAATAAGGATAAGACAAAATGAACCCAATAGAGCAATCATTACAGCAATTGCCGTATGTGGCATTTGACCTTGATGGTACGCTTGCCGAATTTGATTTTGAGAAATGGTCGAAAGATACAGGCTATATAGGTAAACCGATACAGCGTGTTATGGATATGATAAAGGGATATATAGCTAAGGGTGTTGATGTGAAAATATTTACAGCACGGGCGGAATTTGAGGCAGATAGGGCTAATATTGCAAAATGGTTGGTGGATAATGGATTGCCAGAGCTTGAGATAACGAATGTGAAAACATATGCGATGGTGAAGTTATATGATGATAATTGCGTGCAGATATTTAGTAATCAGGGAATTGGATATAACGATATATTTACTACTATTGTTCAGCCGATTGTAAAAATGAATAAGGCGGATGTGATGAAAAGAATGGATAAGATTGCCAAGAGCAGTGCTGAGGGCAGAGCGTTAGCAAAAGTGTTAGAACGGTTATTTAAATTCGTGGAATGGATATAATAGAATGGGGGGTTTGATATGAAAATTGTAATTAACAGATGTTATGGTGGTTATGGTTTAAGCCATAAGGCGGTAATAGAGTATGCTAAATTGGTTGATATTAAGTTATATGCATATATTTCTGATGGTGAAATTACTGCAAGTTCCGATAAAAATAAATATAGATTATTTGTGGGTGGCAAAAGAGATGGGTGGGCTGTAATTCATTATGTGAAGAGAAAATTAAAAGATGGGGAAGATATAGACGATGTTGGCGATAATGATTATTTTTCAGAAGGAGATATACCGAGAAATGATTTATATTTAGTAAAAGTTGTTGAGGAATTGGGTGTAAAAGCAAATGGTAATTATGCTAAATTAAAGATTGTTGAAATTCCAGATAATGTTGAATGGCAAATAGAGAAATATGATGGTATGGAATGGGTTGCCGAAAAGCATAGAAAATGGTTATAGCAAAACAGGGGGGTGGATATGGGGATATATGAAAAATTAAATGATATTATGAAAGAATCTTATCCAGAGATATATAAAAAAATAATCAGCAATGATTATATATATGGAATTGTATTTACAGATGAGTATAAGTTTATACAGCATGTAATTAATTATTTTTCTAATATTTCTCAAATGAAGAATTATGGTGTTTTTGAGTTAGAAAAAATTATTGTAGATGATGGTAGGTGTCGTGTTTTGGTTATTATAGATAATTGGAATAAGGATGAATTTGTGTTAGAACAAGAAAAGTGTTTTAAGTTTGCACTTCAAGAATATCTAAAGGTTTATGGATAATGGTACTGATAATAGTTATATAAATTATATTATAATAATAAAACAGGAGGGGGTTTCAAAATGAATGATGGAATTATGGTTGATGTACATCAGACAGGTTATACTGATGGTTATGATATTTTTTTTTATTACAAATCTTATGATGGTATGTATATTGCACAAAAATCGCAAAATGGTGTGTTGCGTTACAAAAAGTATGAGCGTGGTGCTAAGTTAGAGCATCCCACTATAATATTAACACACGATGAGATAAATGCATTTGCCGAAGCATTAGATAAAATCAATGTAAAAATTGAAAGCGATTCTGTTTTAAAGGGCAAGTATGAGTCAACATTTTTGCATTTAAATGATATGAGAAAAATAGTCAGTAAAAATTTAAATGTAATATTAGATGATATAAAGAAACCAGAATAATTATAATATAACAATAAAACAGGAGGGGGTCAAAATGAAATTAGAAAAAGTTATTAAAAAGATGAAAATTGAGGTTGAGAGGAATGCTGAGAAGAATGCTGGTCATTCTAAACGTGTTGGGTTTTTAAGGAGAATTTTCGGTAATGGTTAAACCGATACATATAAAACCATATGATACGTTAGAAGAATGTTTTTGTGAATTTTTAGAAATTAATTCTGTAGACGAAATAGGTGATAAAGATTATTGGTCTGGGTATAATGGTTCTAAACCATTTAGAATTAATATAAAAAAATGGTTAACAAGCACTAATTATAAATGTTGGGGATGGGTTGAATATAAAACAAAAACCGTACATTTATGGATAGATAATGATTGTGGAATGGATGAATTGGTTTCTACGATAGCACACGAGGTTGCACATTTAAACAAACCGCGATTTAAGGATAAAAAAGAAGAAGAAAAAAAGGCAAATAAATATGCTGAGGTTGCTAACATGGCATATAATTTTGCGAAAACTTATATAGAGTTACGGGAAGTTACTTAAAAATGTCATTAATGGCAAAACATAATATAACAATTAAACAGGAGAGTAGTAAAATGACAGATACGTTATTTATTAGCCGAACAAAAAAATTTTATGATTCTAAATATATAATGACAAGAAAAGAATATATAGATATGGCGAAAGACGCCATGGCAGTTTCATTACAATTGTTTGATGACAATTTATTGGCTAGTGATATATGTTTTGAGAAAGGTCGGATGGTGGATAGTTTGTTTTGTTATTATTTTGAGGGTATAAATAATGGTAGTTGTTTTAATCCAGTATGGGGGGGTAGGTATAGCGATGCTATGTGTGGGATGTGTCCATTAGGGTCAGATATTGGATGTTGTGATGGATTGTTGTATAAATCTAATAAAGGCAAAAAAACAAGAGATGATATTAGAAAAGATATTTATAGATATATTAAAAATATTAATATAGAAAAAATGGCTGATGAATTGGTTGCAAAAAAAATATTAATAAAGAGAAGGGGTATTGTGAAAACAATATCTAGAGCAATATCCGTATGGATAGAAGATAAAGTAAGGGAGTGCGTATGTTGTTTTTCCTGATAGTATTATTGATAATTACTAATATTGCTACGTTGGTATGGGGTTTTTTATTAGTTCCTAAAGTTTGCAAATATAAAAGGAAGGCTTTTGCCGAATTAGTAGTTTTAATATCTACTAAGGCTTTAAAGGATTACGGTTCCCTATATTTATTGTCAAGAGCAAAAACAAAGGATAAGGATGATTTATACAAAGATACTCTGAGCCATCTTCATCTTGTTCTTTATACACTTAAACACAATGCATTGAGTTATCTTGGTAAAATTGATAAAGAAAAGAAATTGGTGAAATAGTAAATTGGCTAATATATGAGATAAATTAATCCAAACAGGAGGGTTTGAAATGACGATTGCGTTAATAGTTATTGGTATATTGATAATTACCAATATTGTGATTTTGGTATATTGTTTTTCTTTGGTTCGTAGATATGAGGAATACAAAGCGAAATCAAATTCAATGTTTAGTGCAATAGTGAGAAATGCCAATATTGCTTCTAATGAATGTGCTTCTGTACGTTCGTTACCAAGAACAAGAGGTAGGAATATGATACAGAGGAGGGCAATTGGCAGAATTAAGCTACATCTTGATATGATTAGGGCTGATGCAATATATTGGGATGGCAAGAAAAATGATGATGGCGAAAAGGGATTTATTGCGAGGGAATTAGGTAAGGATGAATGACAAAAATATTGACAAAAAGATTAGTATAGGTAATCGCAAACATTACAAACATCGGATGGCGAACCCGAAAGTTGGTTGGACAAAAACATACCAGGAAGCGTGGGAAGAAATTTTTGAAACCGATAAAGAGATAAGCGATGAAAAAAAGACCTAAATCAAAATCATACCATAAATTAACCGACCTTGAGAAGAACAGATTTAATATTGCACTTCATTTAAATAAATTAAAGAAGTCGCAGTTCTGTTATCGGCTCAGTATTAATTATGGTAGCTTCCGTGTTTACTGGACTAAAGATTCGAATCGCAGTTTTCCGGAAGATATATATAAAGCAATATTGGATTATACAAATAAGGTGTATCAAATGGCAATTGATGGTATTAGCCCAGCCAAGTACGAAATATTGCCGAAAGTGGAAAAACCAGAACCTGGTAAGATAAAATATTTGTCGCAGAAAGAGATTCTGCAAATTGTGGCTGAGAATGTACCGGAATTATTTGAATATATCGAGAATAACGATGTGATATATATGGGTATACAGTGTCGAAACCATAACCACGCGCGTCACATTTTTAAAATGTTTAGGAAGAGAAGGCGTAGTGTTGTAAAGAAAGTCGCGTATTTGAAAAGACCACGCAAGAATGTTGTTGTGCTAGTTACCGAGTCATACAATGTAAATGTATTGAAAGAAGAGTACATTGATGTTATGGAGAGTCTATTTGGAAACAAAAGGCATCAGTATGGCATAAGGCGGGATTTGATATAATAAAATATAGAGGATGGGTTAAATAATGCTTGAAACAAATAAAATATATTGTGGTGATTGTTTAGAATTGATGCCAGATATTCCAGATGGTTCTATTGATATGATTTTAACTGATGTTCCTTATGGAACGACTGCCTGTAGTTGGGATACTATTATTCCTTTAGAACCGATGTGGGAACAGATAAAAAGGGTTATTAAACCGAATGGTGCTATTGTTATGACAGCAAGCCAACCATTTACTACTACATTGATAAGTAGCAATATGAAGATGTTTAAGTATGAGTGGATTTGGGAAAAGAGTGTAGCATCATGTCCTTTTGATGCAAAAAATAAGCCAATGAAAATACATGATAATATAGTTATTTTCTCTCTCGGAGATGTTCCTACAAATTCAAGAAATAAAATGAAATATTTTCCACAAGAACTATGCAAAATTAATAGAGTATGCAAAAATTTAAAAACAAATAGAGTTAGTTATGGTGGTAATAGACCCGGATTAAATAATACTTATGTTCAGAGTTTTACAGGTTACCCAACATCAATATTAAAATTTAGGAATGATAAAAGATTACACCCAACTCAAAAACCAGTAGCGTTATTTGAATATCTGATTAAAACTTATACCAATGAGGGTGATACAGTTTTAGATTTTGTAATTGGTTCAGGCACAACTGCAGTAGCCTGCATTCGTACAGGCAGGCGATATATCGGTATGGAAATCAGCCAAGAGTATTGTGATATAGCTAATAAGCGTATAGAGCGAGAACTTTCACAATTAAAATTGGATTTATAAATGACTGAATTATTACCGCCTAATGCCGCTGATATTGAAAGAGTGGTTCTCTGCGAAATGCTGATAGAACCAGAAGCGTGTGCTACCGCAATAAGTTTATTAAATGAAGATTGTTTTTACAGGCAAAATTATAGCATAATATTTTCTGCAATAAAAAAATTATATCGCCGTGACGGTGCTGTTGATATATATTTGCTAGTAAATTTTATTTCTGACGCCGGAAAGCTTAATGCTGTTGGTGGCGAAGCTAGTATCTTGGGAATATACAACGAGACGGCTTCAGCGGCGAATATCCACCAACATTGTCGAATATTAACAGAAAAATGGAAGTTACGTAGCCTAGTTAATCTCGCAACGCTGATAGAAACTAGATGTAACGAATCTGGGCAGAACAGCAGGTTGATTATAGCAGAAATAGAGAATAATCTCAGTGCGATTTTAAAGAACGAAGTTGTTAAACAGAAGGAAGAAATTGAATCGTGGTAGGAGGTGGTGCAAAGAGTGGAATGGATAAATAAAATTCATCAGGGTCATACCCTCGATTTGTTGCGACAAATACCAAGTGAATATGTTTCGTGTATCGTAACGTCGCCACCCTATTAGTTCTGGGGACTTCGGGACTACGGGCTTGAGCCGTTGATATGGGATGGGGATGAAAATTGCGAACATGAGTGGGGGGATTTACAATCTTGCTCTCAACTTCTTTCGTTCAAGGCAGAAGGAATTACTTTTATAAAGCATACTGGCAAAGATAGTACTATCTCCAACATTCAGGTGGACACACCAACTGCGTGTAGCTTTATAGAGATTAGGAGAGAGACCCAATTGGATGAGAATAGCTTTCAAACCAATAGCAAAGGATTTACTTCCAGTAGAAAAACTAATCCGTCCAATTTTGTCGATTGTCCCATCGCCATCGAGTATTCCAAGAAGATGAGAAATAAGGTGTTCGGGGGGGATAAACAAGAAATTAACAGTTTTGCTTTTACGGGGGAAAATACCAAAACCACCAAACATATTGAGCAACTTGATAGACCAGATACTCCACCGATAAACAATATTGTTATTTCTTGTCCTCTCCTCTCTAATGGGCTGTGCAGGTGTAATCTGGTTTCTAATAAACTCAGCGAGTTTCTTATCTTTAGAAACGAAGGAGATAGCTCCTTTATCCATAACATTCCCGTCAGTAATCATGAGACCCAAGAGGTAGGCAAGTTCATTTGTCCACTCAATAAAAAAGGAAAAATTTACATCCCACTTTCCTTTAGTCCTGTGTTCAATAAAAAATTCGCTCATACATTCTCTACTACAAAAGGAATGTTTGTATCCCATTTTGGTATGCCATCGAGGGCGTTTCATTTCTTTACCGCAGTAATCACAAATAACAATAGTTCTATAATCTCGGCACTTTTTAGAGCAATGTCGTCTTTTATTGAAATGGGAAGGTTTGACATTGAAGGGTTTCCCGCATCTTTCACAAATCTTAAGCATACTAATAATATATGTAAAAAGTGTGGTGCTGTCAAGACAAATCTTGGACTTGAACCATTTTTTGATGATAAAATTTATTTACTGCCCAATGGAAATATTTTTAAGGTTGGTGGTTATATTTCTCATCTCATGCAGATAATGGCAGAATGTAAACGGGTGTTGAAAAAGACGGGGACTATGTGGATTAATTTAGGGGATAGCTATAATACTCAGCATGCTCCCGGCACAACAGATAAAAAAACAGGGTGGAAATCACCGGGTAATATAATAAACCCAAGACAGAAAGAACACGGTAGAACAGGTGTTAAAAATTATCCTATCAAATCCCTTATCGGTATCCCTGAACGCTTTGCTATTCGTATGACAGATGAACTTGGTATGATAAGACGGAACACTATAATTTGGAAAAAACCGAATTGTATGCCGAGCAGTGCAAAAGATAGGTACACGGTGGATTTTGAGTATATTTATTTTTTTACAAAGTCAGGGAAGTATTGGTTTGAGCAACAGTTTGAACCACATTTGAGAAATTTTAGCAATGAAGGTGGTGGATGGCAAGATGGCAAGTACAAACCAAAAGAAAATACTGCGTGGAAAAATGACCCATCTATGAACAGAGGTGCAGAACAAATCTTCAATTATAATCCACAAGGACGTAACAAGCGGTGTGTATGGGACGTTACAACAAAGCCATTTCCTGATGCCCACTTTGCCTGTGTTGATATTGATACTGAAATTCTTACAATAAAGGGTTGGAAAAAGTATACAGAAATAAAGAAATATGATAAATATAATCACGAACACATTAAAGTGGCTACATATAATCTTGATAAAAAATTAATCGAATACCAACCACTTAGCTATATAAAAGAGTATGATTTTAATGGGGAATTAATACATATAGGCAATAGGGATTTAGATATTTTAGTAACTTCCAATCATAGAAATATAATTAAAAAAAGAAATCAAAATGAACAGATTGTATTAACATCTAATATTACGTATTCAGACAAAATAAGGGTAAATGCTCCGGTATCATATCCAGAAAATACTGGTATAGGGAAAACATTTGCAGAATTAATAGGATGGATTATATCTGAAGGTCATTATAAAAAGGGTGGTTGGATTGAAATTTACCAAAATTTAGGTAAAAAATCAGAACGTATAGATTATTTGTTAAAAAAACTTGAAATACCACATACTAAAAGAATTAGAAACAGGTATTATAAGGATAAAATAAAAAACCAAATCACATGGTTTCTTAAAAAGTCGCCATTAGTCGAATGGTGTTTAACGAATATTCCAGATAAAGAGCTTAATCAATTTCTCATATCTTTGCCACAAAAAGAAATAAAATCGTTATTCAATGGCATTGTGGGTGGTGATGGACATATAAGAAGGGATGATGGTAGAATTTCTTTTATACAGAAAAGTCAAAAAACAAGGGATTGGTTTCAAGTACTTGCATTACGTCTTGGATATCATTCTACAGAGGGAAGAGATATTTATTTAACAAAAAAAGATTTTATTGGAATTAGGGGAACAAATGGCAATGGTAAAAATATCTTTAGGGAAAAATATAATGGCAAGATATGGTGTCCCAAAACTCCAAATGGTACATGGGTTGCAAGAAGAAATGGTAAAATATTTATAACTGGTAATACATTCCCAGAAGCCCTTGTCGAGCCGATGATACTGGCTGGATGTCCTGAATTTGTATGCAAGAGGTGTGGGAAGGCGAGGGAAAAAATATATAAGAAATTAGTAAAAAAAGATTATTCTGATTTTAGAAGACAGATTCCCAAAGAGCAGTCTGTAAATAATTATAGAAATACAACAGATAAGGAGTCTATTCCGCGCGAAGAACTCGGCTATACTGATTGTGGATGCAATGCTGGTTTCGATGGCGGTATTGTTCTTGACCCCTTCATTGGTTCAGGAACTGTTGGTGTTGTGGCTGTGAAACATAACCGTAAATACATTGGAATTGAGCTTAGCCAATCATATATAAAAATGGCAGAGAAGCGTATAGCACCATATGCACAACAAACAAAATTGGATTTAATATGGTAAAACTAACAGTTACCAAAAAGGGAAAAATAAACAAAGAGCATGGGCATGATTGGGATAAATTTGTCGGTAAAATTTCTAGTATATTAGCAAAAAATGATAATGCATTTCATAATATTGCGTATAAAGAAAAATTTCCAATCTATGAGGAGACAAAATGATGAAAACGGTGGAAGTGGTTGTTAGTTTTAAGTGTGATTACGATGTCCAAAGTGATGATGTGCTGAGTTGGTTGTCTGATATGCTGGAATTTAATGCGGACTACGATGCGTTTGAAGAAATAACCGGATATAAATTAGAGGAATTGCCAGAAGTATGTGATTTTGAATGTTACGAGGAGGTTGGCAGATGAGCGAAAATACTGATTGTATTGAGCATCCGAAAAAACATTGGGATTTGTTTGTGAAAGAGTGTAAATTTTGGTTGGATTATTATGGATTAAAGGGTTGGGATGTAAGATATGTCCATGATGAAGATAATGATAATGCCGGTAGTTATTGGATAAGTGTTGAAGCACGGAAAATAACAATAAATCTTAGTAGAGAAACACAAGAATGGTTATGCAATACTCACGAGGTTCAACTTACTGCTTTCCATGAAGTAACAGAGGCAGGGTTGCTTGGTAGGTTAAAGGAATATGCGAAACATAGATATATTCAAGAACGCGAGATAGATGAATCTACGCACGAAATTGTTGCGGTATTGGAAAATACTATATTTGAAGAATTACGAGGAAATAAGAAACTAAAAAAGAAAAAGGCAAAAATCAACTTGTAATGGTTGCCGTATAGTACTATATTGTATTATACTGAAGAGACATAGAGTGTTTATTAAAAAGAAAGAGGAACCGATGGATAACCAGAGAACGATGGCTTATGTTATAGACACGCTTGAGACTGTGAATGATTATGATGATTTTTCGTCATATGAGTTGCAGCAGGTGATGATTTCTGACTGTATCGGATTACTCAAAGAATATTACATAAAGGAGTTTTTAGGCATGGTGCCAGCTAGCGATATTGTTGGTTTAACATATAGTGATGTTGATGAAATTGGCAATTAGTATATTTAATTATATTGGATAAGGAATATTCTAATGTTCAATGTTAGTTTTATGGGCATACAGGAATTGATAAGCGATTTGTATTGTAGCGAAAAAGAAAAGAATAAGTTGCGTGTCGAAATAAATCGTATGGAAGAAAATGGAATTAGCAAATTGGGCTATAACGTTTCATTTGCCAAATGTTCCGAATGCGGTCGTGAAATGATAGTATTTCATGTTCCTCAGCATAGGTTCCCCTATGAATGTTCGGTGTGTGGGAATATGGCGATGTATATTGATACCAAAGCGGAAGATAAGTTTGAAAAGGAATTAGAGGGATTGTAAATTTGGCAAAGCGTGTAAGGTATTGTGTCTAGGGTGGTTGCAAATTGTGATTACCCTTTTTTTATTATAGGCATATTAGGTTATTGGTAGGATAATTGTAGATTTAGCTTAATAGTAATATTTAAAGATTATAAATTATGAAATTAAAATACTTACAAAAACTACGCTTATTATCCAGATTTAAAAGAGCAAAGTGGTTCTATGATACCACCAAACAGGATTATTGAAACGCTAATATGCCTATTATTTTTATCTTTTTTTGTTAAACTCATAACTTATTGCAAATTGGTTTTCCATTCTTGTGCCTTCGGCATAGCCGTTCTTTTTAAATATATCCAATATATCGGTAAGTATTGTGCTTTCGATTGCATCTGATTCGATTGTTATTTTGACATCATAGCGTGTGAGGTCAAATTTTCTCATGTGATGTTTACTCCTTTTTCTTCATTAAGAATGGAATTTTTATCAAACCATTGGCATGTGACAATTCCATTAGTGTTTTCTACCTCAACTGTCATTGGCAATCCACCCGATTTTAATTGTACTACGTCACCAGCTTTAAATGTACTCATTTTATTACTCCTCTTTGTTGTTAATTTGTAGGTTGGCAGGAGTCCCGATTCTCCACCTACTCTGACTTGTGGTGACCCATATATCACCTTTGGGTAACTGATAAGTCTGTGCTATTTTATTTATCTCTGTTACACTACAACCCACCTTTTTTGGTGGAGGTGACCGGAATCGAACCGGTGTCCAGACGTTCTTTATTATCCCCAGTACTTTGGTGGGGTCTCGCTGTACTGACGAGAGCTGCCTTTATAGCATGCCTTCAATACTTGCCTGTCGAATTCCTTTCACCCCCATTATTTATTCTTCTCTTTAATATGTTTTATGCCTTCATGTAGAGCATCTATGAAATCTTGTATATGTTGTTCATCTCTAAATAAAAATTCATCTTCGTATTCTATCGGATAACCCATAAATAATTTTATAGAATTAAAAAATCTGTAAAATAAACGCGAATACCAAGGTTCCCCATAATATCTATAGTGATATGGTGTAGCCATATTTGAATATAAAGTAAGCCATGGTAAATTTTTTTCAAACTCAAGAATAAATGTTAATACATGGTCGCCACATTCACAATTTGTTTCGTAAATTACTAAATCATCAAATTCTTTTACTTTTTCTATGGTTGTTGTCAAAGTCTAATTCCTTCAATACTTCATCAAATGGTTTTACGTTTTCCATTTCTTTAGTGAAACATTCGTTACAAAAATAATCACCCAAAAAATCGGTAGCACCCAATTTGCCACAAATGTCACATATAGCATTTTCCTCAAATTCAAGTTCCCTGTTGCCCATTATTATCTATAACCTCTTTTACTGTTAATACTTTACTTATAAATTCTCTAGTTTCTTTTGGCATAATACCCATATAATATAATTTTAACCCCGCGTTCCACGCCCATAATAATTGTACATCATTTGTAATATTACTATAGTTATTTAATTTTACGATATATTTGCACCCGCCAGCAATGTTTTCTTCTGGGTCGTATATATTTTTTACACCGACCATGTTTGCCGTAAGTGGCATTAATTGCATAAGACCTCTTGCACCCATATATGATTTTGCATTTGGCTTACCAGCACTTTCTGCATATATAATTGCATATATAAATGATGGTTCGATGTAATATCTGTGCGAATATTCTTCAACATATTCATACCAATCATCCATTACTTCGAGCAAAACATCGTTATCGATGGTATTGGTATTAATTATAACCCATGATGGTCTTGGTTCTGCTGGTTCTATCTGTAAAACTTTTTCCTTGATTGTGATGTTCGGTATTGCAATTTTTTCATTTGGTATATAATCCTCATATTTTTGACCTGGTTGAATGTTTTTTGTGGTTAGTGTTATTAATGTTGCGATAAGTACGAGTACGCGTGTGGCATATAGTTGCTTATCTATTCTACCCCCCGTTCGTTCGGCATTTACCATATAGTTACTCCTCCGTGGGTTTTAGGTTATTAATGCATTCAAAATATTTTTCTATTAATGTCATTCTTCCATCAGTATCGCTTTCTGCAAATGTTTTATCTAAACGTGCCATATGTACTATAAACTCAAAATCACTTATAGAGTAGTCACAACGATTTTTACCATAAAGTAGTGTGGAAAAATAATTATAATATTTTTCTATTAATGCTATTCTTCCGTCAGTATTACTTTCTGCAAATGCATTATCTGTTTTTACACTTTCCATTGTTTCTCTAATTAACATTTTGGTTCTCCTTTATTTAATGTTATGTAATGCAAATTCCATAGTTACCTTCAGAATCCCCAATTAGTTACTAATATAATAAAATAGTCAGGTCTTGTCAAGAGGAAAGTTCAGCTTGTTAGCAAATTGTGTATTTTTGTTAAGCACATAAAAAACCAGTATGCAGTTTTGGGGAACCACATACTGGTATCACAACACACACAGGAGATTTGTAAACCCTGAAGAAGAGCTTACACTTAATATTATAATATATTGACTATCCGTAAGTCAAGTTGTTTTTATAGAAAAATTCATATAATGCTATAATGGTATATTCTGTATTATGTTATGGCATTATTTATTTTTTTTATAGATGTTGAATAATTTCTTTCGCCATCATTAATATCTTTTTCTGAATAATAGTAGCGTTCATTAAATTCACTTATTTTGCCTATATTAAAGGCACTTGTTGGTCTGTAACTAATAGTAACCCATCACTCTCGATTTGGGCTACGTCCATACTTCGCAGAGTATAGTTGTCATTGGCATCACCTCTCTTTCTATTGCTAAGAAACATATAAATTTCCCCATAGATAATTTGCGGACGGTGAATATTGGTATCCATCCGTCCGCTTTTCAAGGAGACAAACTGTTTTGGAATGAAATTGAATGAAACATGAATGGGGTGAATGTTCCCTGTCCTTACGGACGGGCTTTTAAAATCAAAGACTTAAAGACTGCATCCCCAGTCTCAGTATATTAAAATCCTCATTCACTAAAAAATAAAATACAAAATAAAACATAACAAGTCAAGTTGTTTATTGTGCTGTATTTGTAATGTGTTGTGTTGTAATGTGTTAAATGAATAAATAATTTTTAAGCAGTGTTGTTTGGTGGTTTTATCATAATATTGGGATATACAAAAAGTGAATATTGATATTTTTATTAGATTATTTTAAAAAACAACTTGCATGATTTGCGGATAAGTGTTATATTACAAAAAAGTAATTTATAATTATAGCTATTAAACTATATGTGCGGGGTTATTTATAGTGACTGATGGAAAAAAGCTGATTAGTAAAAAAGTCGACAAACGTAAAAAAACCAAGGTAGATTATGATATAAACACCGAGGTTATGCTAGTAACAAAACACGATACATTCTATGTGAGTAAGGATGGCGAATTTGTTAATTATGCAAAAAATCAGGAATACGACCCCCGATACTGCCAAAAACTAATAAATTATTTTAATATTTCTCCATATGATGAGAGATATATACTTGATGAAAAAAAGGGCAAGATATTCGCGGGTCGTGTTCCTAGAGAAATGCCGATATTGGCTAAGTTTTGTGCTGATATTGGTGTATCGCAGGATTTGGTTAGGGAGTGGGCGAAAGCTCATGTTGAATTTAACGAAGCATTGAATCAGGCGCGTGATATACAGGAATATATACTTGTTACGAATAGTTTATTAGGTTTATATACTTCAAACGTTGCTATATTTTCAATGAAAAATCTTATTGGATGGAAAAATGAGCAAGATATATTCCTTGGTGGCAAGTTATCAATAGAAGGATTAATGAATCAGATAGCACAGGAAAATTCTAATGTAGACCTTTTGGAGCAGAAGAAAAAAGGATTGAAACTAATTGCCTAAAACATCGCCATACAAAAAGTACAGACATAAATCTGTAATGAAAAATAAAGTTACCAAAGATACGGCTGAAAGTGTATTTAAGTCTAAGGAAATTTTGAATAGTCAATATTGGCGGTTGAATAATTTATATTACATAATAGATAAAAATAATCGCAAAGTACTTTTTAGAATGAATAAACCACAGGAAAAATTCTACAAAGACATGCATTATTGGAATATAATTTTGAAAGCAAGGCAGTTGGGGTTTAGTACTCTTATAGATTTAATGGCACTTGATACGGCATTGTTTAATGATAATGTATCTGTGATGATTATTGCTGATGTTCTTGAGAATGCCGAAAAGATTTTTAAGACTAAAGTAAAATATCCATATGATAATTTACCGGATGCTATAAAAGAAGCTAGAAAAGCAAAATTGGATAGTGCAAGGCATTTACAGTTTACGAATAATAGTGATATTTCGGTTGGTATTTCTGGTAGGACTAGTACAATTGGGTTTTTGCATTTATCAGAATATGCTAAAGTCTGTTGTGAGCATCCCGAAAGAAGTCGTGAGATAAAGCTTGGTTCATTCCCAGCAGTACATCCTGGCAATCTTTTATTTATAGAATCAACAGCACGTGGTGCTTCTGGTGATTTTTATGATTTATGCAAGGAATCACAGGATATGGGAATAAGGGGAGTGCCATTAAATAAGCGACAATTTAAGTTTCATTTTTTCCCGTGGTATGATTCAGAAACCAATAGGCTTAGCCCAGAGAGCGTTATCATAGAACCGTGGCTTAAAGAATATTTTGCCGATTTAGCTATTAAACATAACATTTTTTTAGACAAAGAACAGCAGGCATGGTATGCTATTGAATCATCATATTATGGAAGTGATGTACGTTCAGAACATCCGTCATATGCAGACGAAGCATTCCATGTTCCGCTTGAGGGTGCATATTATGCTGTTCAGTTTAGAAAAATGCGTGAAGATATACCATGCCGTATAACACGAGTTCCATATATGCCGGCATATAATGTTGATACTTTCTGGGATATAGGTGTCGGTGATAGTACTGCGATATGGTTTACGCAAACCGTTGGTAGAGAACTTCATTTTATAGATTGTTATGAAAATAGTGGTGAAGGTATTCAGCATTATGTAAATATTTTGCATGATAAAGCTGATGCTGGTAATTGGCGATATGGCAGACATATTGCACCGCACGATATAAATAAACGTGAATTTAGCAATAATGCCGATACGATTTTATATACTGCAAGACGACTTGGTATTAAATTTGAAATAGCTGATAATATAAGAATTGAAGATGGTATTGAGGCTACCAGGCAAATGCTTGGTGTATCATGGTTTGATGAGGAAAAATGTGCGGATGGTATAGCAAAACTCGAAGCATATCGTAAAGAATGGGATAATAAAAAAGGTATGTGGAAAGATAGACCACTCCATAATTTTTGCTCACATTTTGCTGATGCAGTTCGTATGGGTGCTGTATCATGGAAAAAGGAATCATATAGAAGGATAATAAAGGTTACACCAAAAGAAGTTTCTGCTGTTGGATGGACGTAAAATGATTAACGAAAAAGAATTTAGAACCAAATTATATATGTTAGCGCGTGAATATAATATACCGCCCGATAACGTTTCCCGTGATGGTAATACAAAAACTTTTTATATAGATATCCCTGGGCATATATCAACAAAACAGGCATGTGAAATACAGATGAAATTAAATATATTGTCATATAATTACGGCGGATTACAGACCGATTAATAAAGGAAAATAATGTGAATACGGCCAATCCAGTTGGTGCTGAAAATAAAAACGAGATGAGAGATAAGTTCGACCGTGGAGTTGTTAAAGAAAAACTCGACAAAATTATTGAGCAAAACGCACGTATTACTCAATCCAAACCAGAATTTGTTCATCTGGCATCTTATATAGACAAATGCTGGTCTGCCGCACGGTCTGCTAAAAGCGAGATTCAGAAGGAATTATATGAAGCTAAACTTCAACGGCGTGGTGAATATAGTCCTGAAAAACTAAAAGAAATACAAGCATTTAGTGGTTCGGCTATTTTTATGAATCTTACGGCAGTGAAATGCAGGGCACTTGAGGCGTGGATACATGATGCGTTATCACCAGTTGGTAGTGAAATATGGGATATAGAACCAACACCAATGCCTGATTTACCTCCACATTTACAGACGTATATACAAGAATTAGTATATTCAAAAGAAGTGTCTAATTCACTTGTAATGAATGGTATAGATGACCCGAAAGAATTATATGATTATTTAATGGAAAAAACGCAGGGTGAACTTGAAGCGCAGGCGAAATATGCTGCTGAACGTATGAAACTAAAAATAAGTGACCAGTTAGAGGAAGCGGATTGGCGCGGTACTCTTTTGGAAGTGTTATCGGATATTGCTACCTATAAAGCTGGATTTCTCAAAGGACCGATTGTTAGGCGAAAACCTGCATTATCATGGAAACAGGATGAGCAGGATGGTTCGTGGAGTGCCGTAACGGAAAATAAGATTGTTGTTGAGTATGATAGAGTCGACCCGTTTGATATATATCCGTCACCGTCATCGACTACAATAAATGATGGTTATCTTATAGAACATCATAGAATGACCCGACAGATGCTTAATGAGCTTTTAAATGTGCCTGGATATGATGAAGAATCTATACGGCTTGTATTAAAAGAATATGGCGAGGGTGGATTACATGATTGGATTTGGACAGTCAATTTAAATGAGGAAGCGAGCGATACCGAACAATCTGATTTACAATCTTCACCCGATAATACCATAGATGCACTTGAATTTTGGGGTGATGTGCAAGGTAAAATGCTTTTAGAATGGGGTATGACAGATGATTTAATAAAAGACCCCGATAAAGAATACCATATTAATGCATGGAAAATTGGTAATTACATCATAAAAGCCGTTATAAATCAGAATCCAACTGGTAAAAAACCATATTATAAAACGTCATTTGAAAGAACGCCGGGCATGTTCTGGGGTAAAGGTGTACCAGAAGTAATGAAAGACATACAGGACATATGCAATGCAACCGCAAGAGATTTAATAAATAATGAGGCTATTTCAAGTGGCCCACAGGTGGGTATTGATATGAATCAATTAAATATGGACCAGAATTATAAAGAGATGTATCCATGGAAACTCTGGTATTTTGATTCAGAGACTGGTCAAACAAGGAATACAAAAGCAATTGAATTTTTCCAACCAAATTCAAATGCAGCCGAGTTATTGACAGTCTATGATTCATTCGCAAAGCGTGGGGATGAAGTTACTGGAATCCCGGCATATACATACGGTGGGGCTGATGTTGGGGGAGGAGGCAAGACTGCGACCGGGTTGAGTATGTTAATGAGTTCAGCTTATAAAAATATAAAGTTTGTGCTTTCAAATATTGATGCACAAGTTGTTAGACCATCTGTTCAGGAATTATTCAATTTCAATATGGAATATTCTACAGACGAGTCCATAAAGGGAGACCTTAGGGTTATAGCAAAAGGTGTTATGTCTGTCGTCGCAAAAGAACAAACAGTAATTCGCCGCAATGAATTTCTATCTGCTGTTGCTGGAAATCCAGTATTATTGCAGGTTGTTGGGATGAGGGGTATTGCGAACCTCTTGAGAGAAAGCGCTAGGTCGTTAGATATGCCTGCTGGGGATATAGTCATGTCTGAGCAAGAACTTGAGGCATTAGATACGCAAAAACAATTAATACAACAAATCCAGCAAATGCTGATAGCTATACAAGAAGGACAGGCAAATTCAGACCAATTAGTACAAATGTTGATGCAGGTTCTTGGTTCTCAGGAGCAAGGAGGGGTTATGAACAAGGGGACTCCAGAACGCCCTAGTACATTAATGCCTGATGGTGCGAAGGCAGGTGGTGTGGAAGTAAATACTTTTTTAAATAAACCAAAGGTTTAAATAGTATTATGATTAAAGTATGTACTAGGTGTGGTATTAAAAAGGATATTAGCTGTTTTTATAAAGGTAATTGTCCCAAAGATGGATTGTCTTATACTTGTAAAGATTGTGAAAAAATATGGGTAGAGGGGAATAAAGAAAAATTAAAAAAATATTATGAGGAATATTATAAACAAAATAGAGAAAAAGCAAGAGAGTTGGCAAAAGAATATTATATATGCAATGCAGATATAATTAAAGCTAAATCAAGGCAATATTATAGTAATAATAAAGAAAAAGTATTTGAGAGTGCAAAAAAATACTATAAAAAAAATAAAGATAAAATACTTATTGCAAAAAGGGAATATCATAAAAAAAATAAAGACAAAATAAAGAAATACTATGAAAAAAATAAAGAAAAGATACGTGAAAAACACAAAATATATCTCAAAAAACATTATAGGGAAAATTTAGATAAATACAAAGAATGGAGTAAAAATTGGCGTATTAACAATAGGGATAGAAAAAATGAGGCTGAGTATAATCGTAGGCATAATAATCCAGAAGTTGCATTATCACATTTAATATCTGGGGATATATTGCGTTCTTTAAAAGGCAATAAAAATAGGATACACTGGGAAACTTTGGTTGGTTATACTTTGCAAGACCTAATGAATCATTTAGAATCTAAATTTCAAGATGGTATGACATGGGAAAATCGTGGGCTTTGTGGTTGGCACATTGACCATTTTCGACCCATAAGTTCCTTTAATTTCACATCTTATGAGGATGAGCAATTTAAAAAATGTTGGGCATTATCCAACTTACAACCACTTTGGGCTTTTGATAACTTATCTAAAGGTGCAAAAATATTACCACAGCCATCACGGGAGGGGGAAAAAAGTGCTAAAACCTAATGAGGAAGTTTTGCGTGCAATAACCAATCTCAAGGGCGGTACACAATTTGGAATGTTTGAAATTTTAGAATCATGGATTAAAGCTTTATATGATAATGAAATAAAAGTAGCAATATTTGAGCCTGACATAATTGAGCGTAATTTCGCAGCGGGCAGAGTGCAAATATTAACACATGTTATGAATGCCTTTGGAAATGCCGAATCAGAGCTTATTAAAATTGAAAATGGTAAGAAATTAAATAAATGAATATTTTGATATATTTTTGATATATAAAGTACAATAGAATAGCTGGTCGGGTATTCTATTGTAAAAATCACATTTACACAGAAGATACCGACTAAAGGGTGCGTACTCGTTGCATTCCAGAGGTTAGTCGTAATTTTATTCTAACAAGCGAGATTTATTTTGAAAGGGTTTTAAAATGGCAAGATTTGAGAATTTAAATGTAACAACATTGAATGTTGGTACTATTTCTGCGTTACCTGGGTTATCTGATGCAACAGACAATATTACTATAAATAGGGGTCTTATATTAACTGGTGTTGATACTGGACTTACTACTGGTGGTGTAATACAGGCTGGTACTAATGCTGCGAACATTACCGCTGATGTTGCCGACATGAAATTTGTGTCGATGTATTTTGATAATGGTGCATCAAGTGGTGATAACCGTGGTGTGTATGTGCGGTTAAATTTAACAGGTGGTGGTGGTGGTGAATCTTTAAGAGCATATACTGTTCTTAGCGTAGCTACTGGTACAGCACACGGCGGACACATTAGTTTAGATTTAGGTACTGCTGGTTCTATTACTGGGTTGGGTGTTGGTGTGAGAAGTACATTAATGTTTCCTAACGATGTAACTTTATCTGGCGGTACATATTCTGGCGGAATGTCTGAACTGTATTTTTGGGGCGATAATTCCAGTACTACAGATATAACTGGGGTTACAGAACATTCAATTCACAGATTTGTTATTGATGGGGATACAACTGCTAAGGCTAAAGTTCAGAATGCATTTTCCATACCGTATGCTCCATCTGGTTCAGGCACTACGAATATGCTTGATACTAATCAAGATTCTACTGCATCTACAGATGGGTTGCGTATTCTTATAAATGGTTCGGCATATTATATTCTTTTAAAATCTGTATAATTTATAATAATGGTTTATCGGGGCTGAGCCATTAATCAGCCCCTTACAAAAATTCAAAACCCATAGAGGAGTGTATGTAAAATGAAACTAAGTGTTTATAGTAGAATTGTGTTGCTAAACAACCTTCCGCCACAAGGCGATATAACATCAATTCGTATTGTGCGTGTTTTACGTGAAGAATTAAGTTTAAGCGAAGATGAACATAAATTAGTTAATCTTCAAATTGATGAAGAAACTCAAAACTTGACATGGAACCCTCAACTTGACCCAATGAAAGATATTGAAATCGGTGAACGTGCGATGGAAATTATAAAAGAAACGGTTAAAAAATTCACCAAGTTCTCGGAAGAGCGCGAAACGATGAACTCACAGAATCTTGAGGTTATTGAGCAGTTTTTATCAGTTGAAGAAATAGATAAAATTGTTGTAGAAGTTAAGGAAGCAAAAGCCAAAGAAAGGGATAAGGAAAAAGCTGAAAAGGAGAAACAAAAATAATTTTAAAAACAACTTGCATAATCTGTATGCAAATATTATATTATAAAATAATAGCAATAATGCTACTATATTGTGGGTGAGGTTTTATCCCATAAGAGAATAAAATCACAAGTTCAAATCTGTATGAATACTTTATCGATAAGGCTCACAACGCTGGAATGTCCAGCGGTATGTAAACCGTGAACACCTTATATGAAAAGCTCGAATGGAGAATAAAATGAATAAGAAAATACAGGAAGAAGAAGCGTTAGCCAAGGTTGAAAAAAGCAATGAAATCCATGCTCAAATTTATAGTAAGGATGGAAAGGTTTTGGAAAATCAGGATAGTTCTGATGTAAAAACAAATGTATCGCCTGTTGATGCCGATGTTAAGGATAAACAGCCAGAACCAGTAAAACAAGATAGTAATATTGTTGAACCGGCAAAAGTTGATGATTCCAAAAAATCTAAAAAACAGGTTGACAAAAAAACAAAACAGAGCAGTGACTTTGAACAAAAGTATAGTGTGTTGCAAAACAAGTACAATGCTGAGGTGCCACGCTATGCCTCGCAACTAAAAGAAAAAGAAGATGAAATCAAGAAGCTTAAAGACTTAATAGTTGATATAAGTAAAGAACAGCCAAAGGGAGAACCTAAAAAAATACCTGAAAAGGCTTTTGACGTTCAACCTGCTTCTACTACGGCAACGGAAGTGGAAGTAAAACCGTTCGATATAGAGGTCGCTAAACAGCTTAAGCCAGAAGATAAATCTGATTTTGGTGACGAATGGGTTGACCTTGTCATCAGAGGTGCGAACGAAGTTGTAGACCTTAAATTAAAGGAATACAATCCTAAGATTATAGATTATATAAATAGCAGAATCCGTCAGATAGAACAGAAGCTTGCTTCTATAAATCTTGACGATATTAAAAATGAGCTAAAAGTTGTTAAAACAGAGCAAGCTCAAACTGCCGAAGAAAAATATATTTCATATCTTAATGAACATTGTTCTGGTTGGGATACTGTTAGAGATACAAATGAATTTGCGGAATGGCTAGGGCGGCCATCGCCAGAATCAGGATATTTAAGGAAAGATTTGTTACTTGATGCCCATAGCCGTTTGGATGCGGGCAGAGTTGCACTTCTTTATAACGCTTTTATGAAAACCCTAGAGAACAGCAATATTAGTAATGAAAATTTTAATAAGCCTGTTGAGTCGAATATTGCTGAAAATGTTGTGGCTACTGAAGTTACTGAAGAACCAACTATACCTGTAAAAACTGTACAAGAACCGCAGTTTAAAGCAGAGATAGGGAATTATATTGAACCAAGCAGGTCTGTTGCTGGCAATGTTTCTGTTGGCAATAATGAACCTGTGCCAAGTTATGATGAAATTGCAAAAGCACAAAAACAACTTCGTGCTGGGACAATAACTATTGACCAGTTCAATAATGTGGTTCGTAAAGTTACAAATCTTATGTCACAGAATGCAAAGCGGTAAGATGGGATAACTTAAGGGAGTTTATAAAATGGCTGTTTATAATCGTGCAGCTGGTATGCCTGACTATTCATCTAGTTCAGGTGGTTATTTTATTCCCGAATTATGGTCTCCTCGTATTCAGGTAAGGTTTTATGCCAAAAGTGTATTCAGAGATATTTCAAATACGATGTATGAAGGCGAAATCAAGAAATTCGGTGATGTAGTTAATATTCGTACATATCCTGATATTACAATTGGTAATTATGTCAAAGGTCAGACACTTGATATTCAGGTGCCTAGTTCCACACCGACTTCATTGACAATCAATAGCGGTAAATATTTCAATGTTCTTGTTGATGATGTTGATGAAGCTCAGTCAGACATAACTTTACTTGACGAGTTTTCCAAAACTGCTGGTGAGCAGATAGCAGAAGCAATTGATAAAGATGTTCTTCAGAATATCTATTCAGATGCGGATGATAATAATGTTGGTGCATCCGCTGGTGTAGAAACCAGTGGATTTGATTTGGGTGCTGCGGATGCCCCCGAATCTCTTACAAGTGCGAATATTCTTGATTATATCGTTGACTGTGGTACAGTTCTCGATGAACAGAATGTTCCTGAAGATGAGAGATGGATGGTAATGCCGCCCCTTTTCACCAATCTTATAAAGAAATCGGATTTGAAAGATGCTTCTCTCACTGGTGACAAGGAATCTATAATTCGGAACGGTCGTATTGGTATGATAGACAGTATGACTATTTACAAATCAAACCATCTATATTCCGTGACAGACAGTACAACAAGTACAACTTGTTTCTATTGTTTGTTCGGACATCCGATGGGGGTTTCGTTCGCTGAACAGTTGGTTGAAACATTTACTATCCGTGCAAATAATACATTCGGTCAGTTCGTTAGAGGGTTGCATGTATATGGATATGATGTTACAAAAGCCTCTGCTCTTGGTTACTTATATGCTGATAAAGGTTAAAGGAAAGGTGATATAAAATGTCTACAACTTATGATTATATCGAAACCACCTCTGACCAACATTATGGTGCAGGATTTCCTGCTGCTGGTAGCGACAAATTCTATGTGCTTAGCCGTACATTTGATGCGGCTCAGGCACTTACTGATGTTGGTGCTAGTGCTTGGGTTGCCAATGACGTTGTGAAACTTATTAATATTCCAGCGAGAACATTAGTTGTTGGTGTTTCATGCTATATGGCAACGGCTGGTGCAGAATCTACTAGTTCTGCTACGCTAGATATAGGTGATGGGGACGACCCAAACGGTTGGGAAGATGGTATTGATGCTACCGCTGCGTTTGATATTTTTAGTCTGACGTATGCGAATGGTGGCTCTGTTACCGATAAAGATAACGGATTTTACGCGGATGCCGATACTATTGATGTCGTTCTAGCAGACCAAATTTGGACAGATGGTGTATTCACTATAAATGTTGCATGTGTGGATATGTCATAAAAAGTAATGGTAAGAGGGGATTGGGATATATTCCCTCTTATCTAAATTTTTATGGTAATGTTTATGATAGATTTAGTTAAGAAAAAGTGTATGAAGTGTGGTATTGAAAAAAATATCAATGAATTTTATAGGAATAAATCTACGAAAGATGGATTGTGTTCATATTGTAAAAATTGTACAAAAAAACATAACAAAAAATATCATTGTGAAAATAGAGATGCATTGAATAAGCAAAAAAGAGAGCATTACCAAAGAAATAAAATTGAAGCTCTTATAAAAGCAAAAGATTATTACCGAAAGAATAAAGAAAAAGTACGTGAAAAAAATAGAAAATATAATTTAGAAAACCGTCGTGAGTATTATTACCAAAATAAAGAAAGGATACGTGGGCGAGAAAGATTATATCGTAAGGAAAATCCTGAAAAAATACATAAGAAAGATGGTAAATATAGTAAAAAGAGAAGGCAAAATCCACAATATAGAGTTTCTATGAATATATCGAGGGGTATATCTCGTTCGCTCATAAAAGGTAAAAATAAACAACATTGGGAAGATATTGTGGAGTATACCATTTTTGATTTAAAAGAACATTTAGAGTCTCGATTTAGTGAAGGTATGTCTTGGGACAATTATGGATTTTATGGTTGGACAATTGACCATATTATCCCTATATCGCTCTGGGAGTTTACATCTTATCAGGACCACGAATTTAAGCAATGTTGGGCTTTGGCAAATTTACAACCGATGTGGTCCAGTAAAAACTATAGCAAAGGAAATAGATTAAAACCACAACTAAAACAACAAAGGAGAGAAGGATAAAATGAATAAGAAGCCGAAATATTTTCTTAAAGGGAACTCGCCCCATGTCTTGTCCTATAACCCAGCCTTTTTAAATGACCCAGACTTCATGCCTCTATTTGATGATTTTCAAATAGATTTATATCAGGCACACATGCGTGAAACAAAAGGAAAACCTACAAAAAAGGTAACAGACTTCATAAAATCCACCAACTCATCGCCCGTGCCAGAGAAATTGGCTGCCGAACAGAAGGATACTGATAACAAAGCAAACGAAACGGTTGTTACATCGGCAACATTAAGTATGGTAGAAAGTGAAGTTATTGACATTGACAAGATAGCCGAGCAACCTCAGGTAAGACAAATTACACCAAAATTACCAAATCTGATTGTTATGAAAAAATCTGATATAATAAAAATTGGTGAAGATATCGGTGTTAAGCTTAATAATGATATGCTTCGGCGCGATATGATTGCTAAAGTAAAGACGTTTTTTGATGAGAAGGAAAAAATTAGACGTATGGAAGAAATTGAAAAGCAGAGATTTCCACGTGCGTAAAAAGAAAGTAATAAACTATGACTCTTGCTGGACTCAAAACTGCTATTAATTATAAACTTCGCAATTATGGATATGTTGAATGGGAAGAACCTGAAATAACTTTTCTAATTAATGAAGGTTATAACGAATTTAACAACATGACTCATTGTCTCAGGAAACGTGGGCAAATTATTATAGTACCAGATACTTCATTGTATGCTGTACCATCTGATAATATTGTAATTACACGTGCCACATGGGACGGTACACCGCTGGTTGTTAGAACTGTTGCCGAAATAGATTCAATATATGAAACAAATTGGCGGGCAACAGAAAGCACTCAATTGCGTGCTATAATGCAAGACTCAGAAGGATATGGATATGTACGTACGTATCCAATTATAACTAGTCAAAACAATATTGGGCATTTAGTAGCAGGAACTGATTCTAATAATTATAGATGTATATTAAATCATACATCAGCAAGTAGTAATAAACCAATAACTGGTGATGATTATGCAACATATTGGGAGGCATATAGCAGGGCTGGCACTTGGGCTAATGACACATTATATGGTGTTGGAGATGTTGTAGTCGGTACGGATAGTAAGGATTATAAGTGTATAGTGGCACATACTTCTGCTACAGCAACAAATAAACCGATTACTGGTTCAGCATATAGTACTTATTGGGAAGTTATTACAGGAACATGGGCAACAGCAACCGATTATTATAAATATTTAGAGCTTGAGTTGGATTATGTGTATAAACCGACCGATTTATCCGTTTCGACAGATTCACCGTCAATACCGGCACAGTATCATCAAGCGTTGGTTCATTATGTGGTATCGCAATCCAAAACAGACGAAGTTCAATCAAATCAAAGTTCTGGCTGGGCAAGTATACATTGGAATAGATTTATACAATATGTAAGACGGTGCAAAAATGAAATGGGACGTGGGATAATTGCTGGGAAAAACGATAGGATAATACCGCAAAAATTTATATAGAAACAAAAGAATGAAGTAATATGAAAATTTTAGAATGGAGTAAATTATGGCGGCAATGACAGATAAAACAAAAGCCAATCTTGTAACCGAGGTGCGTGCTTTAATTAATGAGCCGAATGCTGTGTTGTTTTCCGATGCTGATATTGAGGCGGAAATAGATTTTGCTGCTAATGAAATGACAAAAGCTGGGCTGACTGGTGAAACTTTTACAAGCCAAGTTATAAGTGATAGTACGCAGGAATATGCTTATACTACGAATTTACCACGACCAGAGGCGGTTATTTATTATGGTGCATCTGAAACAGCACCGGGTGCGACAGCAAAAACACTTATTAAAACACATCCACGGCAAATGGGTAGAATTGCTAGTAGAACTGTTGCTGGTCCACCGGTTGAATGGTGGTTTGTGGATGAGAAAATATGGTTATATCCGATACCTAGTTCGAGTGAAGATGGGCATTATATAAAAATAATTGCACATAATTACCAATCTTATGTTGAGGGGGTTGTGCCTGATTATTTGCAGGAATATATAATATGGTATGTGTTGGCAAAATGTATGGAAAAAAAGAAAAATTATGCTGCTGCACAGCAATATATGGCAATATTTGATTCATTTATTATGTTTCATCGGCTTGATGGTATATATCCAAAACCTGTTGATAGTAAGGATATGATGGTTCAGCAAGATAGAACACGTGTAATTCAGGAAAGTAGGTGATATTAAATGGCAGCATTAACAAAAGCAAACGCATTAGCAGAAGTAAGACGATTATTAAATGAACCTACCGAACTTGTATTTAATGATACTGAAATAGACGAGTGGCTAGATAGGGGTGCAAGATGTACATCGGCGTTGACATTATGTGAACCAGCTACAGAGTTTGAGAATTTTGAGGTGAATACTATACATTATACACTAAGCACACATTTTATTAAAGTTAGGTCTGTTATGTATTCATCAGCAACGGGTGTACCAATTAATGGATTACAGAGAATGGATATAAGGTGGTTGGGCAATGCATATTCATCGACTTTATCAACACCGAAATTTTGGTATTTACATGGTGACACGTTAATAATATATCCATGCCCCACATCTGCATTGGCTGCGAGTGATGCTGGTGTTGAAGTTTATGGTTATGTTGTAGTAGAGGATTATGGTACAAATGGAACAAATTTACCAGATTATTTAAACTATTTTGCTGTTAACTATGCGGTTGCACAGGCATATATTAAGGATGGGAAACATAGCAAAGCTGCATTAGAAATGCAAAAATTCATGCGTGGTTGTATGTTCCATCGCAGAGACAAAATAGACCAGATTGAGAATGTTGATACTGTTGATATGAGGAAAATTCCAGATGTGACATTACCTGCTCAGCAACGATAAGGAATTAATATGCCTCCCAAAAAAATAATTGTAGATACAAAAATTAATGCTGAGCTTAATTCTGAAATACCTATAGCATCGGATGAAATTACTTCTATTACGGGATTAGGTACACCAAATATCAATACTGATATACCTATTGCTGGTACTGAGGAAACGGCTCGTATTGAACAACCAATAGTAAATATCAATACTGATATACCTATTGCTGGCGATACATATGGTTCTGCGACAAAAATAAATACAAATCTTTCCACAGAATTTCCCATTGCTCCTGATACATTAGTTCAGGCTATAGAAACACGTGCCGAATTGGTAAGTGATTTTCCTGTAGCTGAATCTGTTCCATTAGAGCGGTTTGAATTATCAACTGCTAAGGGACGATGGTTGCCAAAAGGCGATGCTATTGCCATTGGTGCTGAAAATTTCAGTGAATTGGAAAATTTCAGATACACTGATTTTGGATTGGAGGGTGTTGGTGGATTTACTGAAATAAATACTAGTGAGCATTTAGGAACAACCGATTTTACCAATGGCATACAGTTAAAAACGAATTATGATACTAATGGTGATGGTATAAATGATAGCCATGTTTTAATGCAAGGTACTTATAGTGGTACAAGATATATTATTACACACGATGGGAATGTACCCGATGCTAGTAATTTTAATTTTTATATCACCGCTGATGTAAATGATACGTTGAATTTTACAAGTAATGAAGGCGGTCCATCAGATATAACAATTACACCTAAAGCTTATACTGGCATTACATTAGCTGCAGAAATAGAAACACGGTTAAATGATAATAATACATTAACTGGTACTGGTACAATTACATTTGAGGTTACTTTTTCTGGTGGTAGATTTACAATAGATGCTTCTGATGGTGGTACGGCGATAAAAATAAATGATTCTGAAAGTAATGCAGCAGATAGTATTGGGTTTACAGAAGACCAGGGCGGTGTTGGTATTGATAAAATATATAGTGATACGTTGGTTAGTAATATTTTATATACCGAGAATGCTTCCGCAGGTGTTGCAAGAATGTCGCAGTTGCCAAACAAGAATATTGGTATATGCGATGGTGTTGATGATTTGATATGGGCTGGCGATGAAATGCCAATTAGTGCATTTTTGGAAAGTGTGAATAATACATATGCAAATACAGAGGATTTACCTGATTATACTAATATTGTAACTAACAACAATACCACAAGTTATGTTACGGTAAAGGCTTTGGCAGACAGTAGCTATCTTATTGGGGCAATACGACCATTATCTGGTATATATATAAATGTTGGGACAGTAAATACTGGTACTCCATCAACAATGACCGTATATTATTATACTGGTGCAGATACAATATCAACTGAATTAATGAAAGTTGACGGGACATCGGATGGTACTGTCACTCTTGCTCATGATGGATGGGTTACATGGACTCCTCCGCCTGGAGATAAACCATATTATATATCAGGATATTATCTTTATTTTTACCGAATTTTAATAAGTAAAATTGCTAATTCTCCCACAATAATTAACATAACAGCAAGGTCTGAAATGCGTAATATAGTTGATTTATGGGATGGTATATATAGAACATGCATATATGCATTAAGACATGATGATAGTCTTGAGGCGCCAGCACCTAAAAATATAGAATATACATTAGAAGTTTCAGATGTATCATATTCATATCTTGATGAAGATTTTGCTAACAGTTCCAGTGTACAGGGTATACCATTAACATCTGGTGGTGCTTCCGGCGATTTTACAACGAGTGATTATTTATATTTTATGTTTGATGAACCAATTATAGGATTAAAATTTGTTTTAAAAGGCAATAGTGGCAGTAACCAGCACGTTAAGGTTTATTATACGAGTGGAGTAACTGGAACGTGGGCGCAGGTTGATGTAAGAAGAGATTCTACAAAACAAATTGGTGGTTCAGCATCATTCAATAGGTCTGGTTTTGTTGTATGGGATGATGATATAACAGATGAAAGAAAAGTTACAATAAATAGTATTACTGGATATGCATATAAGATAATGACATCTAATGATATTAAAAATACATATTTATATATAGATGCTGTATATGGTATTCCCAAGGGGCGTGTTGTAAACAACAATTACGTATTCCCGTTCCAGTATAAAAACCGTGCAATGTGGTGTGGTTCACAAGCCGATAAGGAATATAATCGAGTAGATTACAGTAAAGCAAACGCACCTGATGTGTATAATGGTGAAGATGCAAGTGGATATTTTAATGAACGTTCTCTTTATTTTGGCGGTAGTGGGGCATTAACGTGTGCCGTTGAATTATTTAATCAGTATGGACAAGATGTGTTTACCGCCGCACTATTTTTTAAGAACACTGAAGCATATATGTTGACTGGCGATATGCCAGAAGATTTCAGGATATTGCCGATTTCACATAGTATCGGATGCCCAGCGCCATTAACAATAACATCTGCCGAAGTATCATATAAAGCATTGGATGCACCCGCACAAAATGTTGCAATATGGTTATCTGATAAAGGCCCAATGATGTTTATTAGTAATACAATTCATGCAATTCCTGGTGTGGAAGACCCAACATATCAAGAATGGAATTTATTAGTACCAATAAAAGTAAATGGTGCAGCACAATCCATAAACAATACATGGCTTGTTTATGATTTAAGGCGGTCGAAATGGTATCAAAAAACACTAGATGATAAATTCCCGCAGGGTGCATTCCCAGTTCAAGACCAATATGGTATAAACTATATATATGGATTTGATAATGGTGGGTTTTTATTAAGAATGGAAGATGGATTAGCGTGGGGAACCGGTGGTAGCACAATTCAAAATAAGGTAACAACCAGCGATTTTTTTTTCACAAACAGCACGTGGGATAGAACGCGTATAAGACGGTTAACAAGTATGTTTAAAACCGATACCGCTGGTGATGTTACGGTAAAATATTATAGAAATACAAAAACAGACTATGAAACCGTATCGGCGTTACCAGATACTAATGTTATGAGTTTAACGTATCACCGCGTGCGGCATTTAATATCGTACCTAAATTTAACAGCGTGGACGCACAGATTAAGTTATTTATTTAATAATTGTTCATCATTAAAACCAGTATTTCTTGGATTATCGTTGATGTGGGAACGTGATACAGAAGAACTTACAAATATGATTGAAATAGGCGATGATAATGATGTAATGAAATTTATCAGTGACCAAGGTTCTGCCGATATAGATGTTGGGGATGGATTATATTCGATAGATGTTGCGGTTCAAGTATTACAAGATGCTATGAATGCCGATAATACATTAACTGGTACTGGTACTATTTCTTTTGTGTGTAGTATAAATTCTGATAGAAAATTAGTAATAGATGCGGGAACTGACCATACAATTGACTATACACATACTGGCAGTACTGGTGGAACTACTTGGGGATTTACTGGTAATGCAGATGAAGCACAAACTATAACAGCTAATAATCCAATAGCGTAGGCATCTCATGGATATAAACTGGTTAAGGTATTTAAGATTATTATTACATAGTGATGATAGTGGTGATATTGATATTGGACATTTTAAGAATACAAGAACTATACAATCTGACCAATATCGTGTAACGGATGATATATATACGGCAAAAGAACAGAATATAAAGAATAAGATATTATCTGGTAAAATAGATGGTAGAAGCCATAAGGTATTTATAAGAACTGATAATTATACACAGAAACCGAAATTGTATAATATCGGGATTGGATTACAATATGAACGTGAGGCTGACCTTGATGCATCTAATTTATGGACAGAGGATATAACGGTATTTGCACTTTTGATAGATAATGCTGGCCATTATTTATTGATAGATAATGCTAACAATAAACTTTTAATTTCTTAATAAAATAAAATGGCTTATAACGAAGATAAAATACTTGGTAGTTTAAATGAAATATCGGATATAGCTGATGTTGATAAATTAGTTATTGAAGATGCTGATATACCAACAGAAATTAAACGTGTTTCAATGTCTGATATAAAGATATATTGTATGCGTGGAATTGATGATTCACCGGTTGATGGTGTTACAACTAAATCAATATCGTCAAATTGGGCTTATGACCACGCGGCAAATATAACGACTATTCATTTACCAGACCAGTCTGGAAAATCAGATGGGTCGGTATTAAAAACTGATGGTTTAGTAGCTTCTTGGACAACAAGTATAGGCACAGTGCCTATTGATGATATTGAGCATGGTACTGACCCGACTGCATGTGATGTACCAACTAATCTTTCGTTATCCGAAACCGGGGATAATGCTTCTATTGATGGTACTCAAACTGCATGGGTTATTCTTACATGGTTTGCAATATCAGATGATAAATTAAGCCATTACTTGATAAGATATAAGCAACATTCGTTTACATATTATACATATACTACTTCTAAGGTAAATATAGTAACCATTGATGGACTTATACCTAAAGTTTCTTATGATTTTGGTGTGGCATCTGTAAATAAAGCAGGGGTAGCTTCAGATTTTTGCACAAATATTACAGAAACGACTTCAGATGACGATTCTCCACCCGCTACCGTTACAGGCGTTTCTGCTACTGGTGGTATACAATATGCTATTATTGAATGGGATGAAAATTCTGAGGCTGATTTGGCTGCTTATTATATTTACCGTAATACAGTAGATGATTCTGGTACAGCATCGATTGCGGGTGGTTCAAGAACGAATTATTTTATAGATGGGAATAGAACGGGTGGAACGGAAGTTTTTTATTGGGTAAAAGCGATGGATACATCTGGCAATAAATCCGCAGCATTTTCTACAGTTGCGAGTTGTATTCCACATAATGTAACATCTGATGATGTGGTTACTTTAGCTGGGAGCAAGGTACTAATAGATGGTGCTGTATATCTTTCAAATTGGCGGCATAGTTTTGATTTAACTAAAATAGATGGTGGTAAGATATATACAAGTTCGATTACTACTTCACAATTAAATTTTACACCAGTACAGAGTACCGATGTTATTGCAAGTATAAATGCGAGTGCTGAAGGGATAACGATAGAAGCTGATAATATTACCATATCGGGAGCATCCACATTTTCTTCTGGATATGACCCTACCACAAAAGTAGCTACTCTTGGTGGTTCATATAGCAGTACGTCATCTGGTGCAAGAGTAAGGATATTCCCTGACGCAAATACAGGTATTCAGGTTATTGATGATGTTACCAATGATGTATTTAAAGCATTGGTAGGTGGTACTGATGTTGGGGATGTTATAATAGGTGATTATACGGGGGCTAACGGTGCTAAATTTGATAAGAGTGCAGGGACGTTTGATGTTAGAGGGAAATTGACTGCCAATGATATCCAGGCTGGGGGAACAATAACAGGAAGTACAGTACAGACAGCAGCAAGTGGGGTAAAAAGAGCAGTTATAAGTGGGGTAAACAACAATATACAATTATTAGATGCTGCTGATGCAGTGCTTATTAATATAGACGATACGATAAATCCTGGACCGGGAGCAGCGCCGGGTATACAAATAAATAATGGATATTACTATGCGTATGGTGGTACCAATAGGTATACTTTTATGACAAACAGCAGAGTACAGGTAAGAGGGGATTATGGCTCATCTTTATTTGTTGGTCATAGCCATGAAACTATCAACGCCGAGGATGGTGTTTTCGAGGCTAATATTGCCTCTGGAAAAACTGGGAATTTATTCCTTGGTACATTAAATCTTATAAAACAATTTTCAGTTGACCAAGCTGGAAATATGTATGTGAAGGGCGCTATAACGTGCGATTCAACGGTTGATGGAGTAAATATTTCAGCTCATGCTGGAAACAAAACATCCTTTCATGACCATGATACAAATCCCCATACAATGACAATAGATGGTGTAGATGTATCAGCTCATGCAAATAATGTAAATGCTCATCATGCTCAAAATCATAATAATACAGCTCATACGACAAATTATACTCCTCAATCCATATTTGATTCTCATAAAAACGATAATGATGCTCATCATAACGAATCGCATACGCTCGGTTCGCATAGCGATGTATATGATGGGTCGCCCAATGATGGGCAATATCTTAGGTGGGATGCATATCATAGTAGATGGCAACCCTCAAATTAATAGAAAAAGAGAGGTGTAAATATGAACATATATGATTATCAAAGAGCGGGTGCTAATATACCAGCCGTATCTGGTTACGCTGGTGCAAAACGTGCGGTGCCACAAACTCTTATGCGACAACCAACTGCCGAGATGGGCGAATTTAGTGCGCGTGAAGCAATAGATGCAATGAACAGATTAAGTAATATTGAACAAGCACAACACGAACTAAATATGGAAAAACAAATGTTGGGAACAATGGGTAAGGAAAATATAAAAGGTAGTATACTCACTGCTGGTGGAATAGGATTAAAAGGATTGCAGGCATGGGAAACGGGGAAAGAGCAGGAAAAACAGGATATACGAGCTAAATTACGATTGGATGCTCAAGATGCCATAATGAAATCAGTGCAAAAATATCCTGATTTATATGCACAAGCATATTTAGCGAATTTAAAATCTATTTATATGAAACCAATTCCAAAAACATTCAGACAAGAATTGCTTTCACCGATACCTAGTAAATATACTCAGCCACAATTAGGACAATTTGGGGGAGGGATGCAATAATGCCATATGATAATTATTCATATATGTCACCAATACCAATAATGTATTCACCGCAGGCACAAGCGGTAACTGGACTTAGAACACCAGTACCATATGGTGAGTATATTCGGTCGCAGGCACAATATTTACCAGCTATGTATAAACAGCGTAGAATGGCTGGTATAGAGCGAGAAAGAATGGAAGAAGAAAAAAAACGTGCAAAAATAATGGAACAGCAAGCAAGCAGAGAATTTGGTTTAGGTGTAACTAGTGTTACTGGACAAACATTACTAAGTCCAACTGTATATGAAAAATTCACAAAACCAGTTTCATATGAACTATATGAACGTGGTATTAAAAAACCATATAGTATGTTCATGCCAGAATCACCAGTGCCTGCTATAACTGAAAGAACGCTATCACCATTGCCTACTATAACCGAAACGACATTATCTCCAGTGCCTACTGCAACTGAAACAACATTAACACCAGTACCTAGCGTGGGTACAACAACACCTACTACAGCAACACCGGGTATAGGTAGTAAAGCATTAAAATATACTGGTAAAGCATTTCAGCTTGCAAAACCTGTATCTGCTGGGGCAACCACTGGTTCGTTAGTAAGACAAACTAATATTGGTGAATATATGCATAAAAGGGTTGGCGGTGGTGAACGTGAATGGGATGTTGGGTTAGGTGCGGCTACTGGTATGGCTGCTGGTGCGGCTACTGGTGCAGCGTGGGGTTCGGTTGTTCCTGGTCTTGGTAATATTGTCGGTGCTGGATTAGGTGTGGCAGCAGGTGCATTTTATGGATATAAACAACGTGGTGGCTGTATAATAGTAACTGCATGTACAAGTCCAGACTCAAAAGAAGTGGAAATTTGCCGTAAATTTAAAGATATGTTTTTGGGTAAAGATGAACTCCGTGGTTACTATATGCTTGCCGAACAAATAGTGCCAATAATAAAACACAATGATGAATTAAAAGATGCGGTCAAGAAACATCTTGTTGATAGATTAGTTGATTATGCTGAAATAACGCTTGGGCATAAAACAGAGTTTAAATATAAAGATTCGGCTGAAATATCAACTAAGTTTATCAATATATGTAGAAACATTGGCAAAACAATACCAAGATATGTAAGAGAAAACGGGGAGGTAATATAAATGGCAACATTTCCTAATCCTTACGGCGGAACGATGCGCGGGCTTGAGAATATTCAAGCAGCAATAAGCGGGCTTTCTGAACAGTATGCACAAAGAAAACGTGATGAACGTGCATCACAGTTGGAATTAAAGCAATTAGAGATAGATAAAGCTAGAGTAGAAGCTGAGCAGGAAATGGGATTGATTGGAGCTAAGCGGCAAAGATATATAGATGAAATGGCTGCTTATGAATCTTATGCGGATAGACTTGAGAGAGCACAGGAAGCAAGCCGAAGAGCATGGGAAACAGAGCAACAACTTGATATACAAGGGAAACAGCTTGATTTACAAGGGAAACAGCTTGATTTAGCACAAGAACGAGACCCTATATTGACTATTGAAGATTTAACTAATTTAAAAGAAGCTAAGCCTTTTGGCGGTTCATTTGGTGGTTCTATAGATATGCATATAAAAATGTTAGAAGCAGGTATACCAGTAAGGAAAAGTGATTTAATGAGTGGGTTACAATCGGCTATAAATCAAATATATCCTGCTGATGCAACTGAAGCAGAAGCAATGATATATAATTTAAACCGAGATATAGACCTTGCTGGATTAGCTGGTGAACTCCCTAATTCAGAGAAAGTCATGGATTATTGGCAAAAAGATTATCTAAAAAAACCTGCTGCTGCAAAAGCCAGAATGGTAATTATTCCATATGATATGGTGGAAGTTGAAGATAAAATGGATAAATATAGGGAATCTATTGATTATGATGCATCCAAAGAAAAGGATATGTATAATACATATTTTGAGCAATCAAGAAAACCATCAGTTAGATTGGATGATACTGAAGAGAAAAACAAACTTATAAGTGAAATGCCATTACATAATTACTATTTTGATTATAAAACTGAGCTTGCACCTGGTGGAAGAAGAGAAATGGTACAATCAGAGGTACTAGGCGAAGAAGCAAACAGAAAAACTGCTTTAAATAATTTACTTAAAGCATATCCACAATTAGAAAAATTATCACCAGAAAATATGGGGAGTTTGTTTGGTAGATATATGAATGGTGAAAATATTACTGATTTAATTAAAGAATATGGTGTGATTACAGGGGAACATATTTCTTCTATATCAAGATTGGTAGTACCAACTTTTATGCAAAAAGAATATCCTAAAATAAAATATCCTACTATTACAAAAACAAAACCAGCAGGTTATTATTGGGAATAAAAAAGGATTTATTTATTAATGCCATATACAGATGAACAAATAAATAGAATATTATCATATTCAGAACAGCCTACTACACGGGCATATCCAACCACACGTCCGACATATGCCGAATTTATCCCTGAATCATTAAAAGAAATAGGGCGTGGTGCAGAAAAGTTTTATTTAAGTGCCACATTGCCTATGATTGACCCGGATATTGCCGAACAAAATAGACGTGAAGCTGAACTTGCACGTATTCAATCAGCATCTGAACAATACGAAAAGCGGTTTACTTCGCCAAAAGCACCAGGTACAATGCGTTTATTAGCCAAAGATGTTATACCAAATATTGGATATAGTGTTGGTATGTCTGGACCTGTTGTTGCTGCTAGTGTAGCAGGTTCACCATTACTTGGTCTTATTACTGCTGCTGGAATGTTGCATCCTGCATTACGTTCTTTAAGACGGCAAAAAATGGATGACCTTGAAAGAACAACACGGCAACGCATAGAGCCTATTCTTGGTAGAAAAATAACAGATGATGAGTGGAACCGTGAAATAGAACGGCACGATTACGCAACGCTTGCGAAAAAATCTGCCGCGTATGAGGTCTATCCAGAATTAATCGGTAGTGTTGCATTAGGTCTTATATTCAAAGCAGGTGGACCATTTGCCAGAAAAGCGGTAACAAAAGTTGTGGGTCGTATAGCACCAAAAGCTGGTCAAGAGGTTGGTGAAATATTAGCTAAGCCAGGCATTATTTCTGCTTTTGCTGGTGGTGTTGGTGTATTTACTGAAACACAACTTGAGGAACAAATTACAGAATTATATACAAATTACAATCAGGCAAGATTGGATTGGGAACATGGATTAGCTGGCGAACCAGCAGACGAAAATCCATATAGTGCAGTATCATTTATTATGCCAGGTATACCAACTAGTATCCCTAAATTAGCTGAAACATTAAAACAACAGGCAATTCCTGTTGGGCTTACAACAATTACGATGGGTGCAGTGCTTGGTGGTGGTGCAACTGCTGTCGATATACATAATGTTAATAAAATGAGGCGTGATTTTAAGTTTGATAACGCCGATATGCGTAAATCTGTTATTAATAAAATCTGGAACGGATTAAACGAAACCAAAAATTCAGATGTGGCGATAAAATCAGCTGAAGCATTAAGGGATAAATATGGTAAGGAACAAAATCCGGAGTTATGGACTGCGTTAGATAATATTATTTCAGCGTTTAGAGATTACGATGCCACCGCAAAAACTGGCGATAGTATGATGCGTGAACGTGCGTTTAATAGATTTGAGTTGTTACGCAGTGATGAAGCGTTAAGTAAATACGGTAATCTTGGTGATACAACAGAAACTAAACATGATATATCAAGAATATTAACTAAACTTAAAGAACTTGCACAAGCCGATGGTGTAAATGTTGCTATTGAAAATGCAAATATATTAAGGGAAAATGCAAGCGAACTCGGATTAACAGATACGGTAAATTCTATTGATAGATTTATAAATTCATCGCGTGGGATTGAAAAACAGCGTGTGAAAGCTGTTGAAAAAGAAATAATAAAACAGCAAACATCAGAACAAAATATAGCGGCGGCTATTCAAGATGCCGCACAAAGAATTAATCAAGGTGAGGATGTATGGGATGTTATTGCTGAAACAAATAAGAAAAAGAATATAGAGAAAGCTAGGAAAAATAAAGCCGACCGCGCAAGAATTGAAGCTGAACGTGTGCAAATTGTAGGTGCTATTCAGGATGTAGCTAATAGAATGAAAGCCGAAGAAGAAATTGGTGCTGAAATACCATTAGGTGAAGGATATGCACCACCAGTTGCCGAAGCTGTTGTACCTGCTATTCAGCCAGAGGCGGGAATTGTTGAGCCGACCGTTACTATCCCTGAAGTCGAGAAAGTTGTTCCTGAGGCACAGAAACCTACCAGAGAGGCAATTCCTGTTGAACCTACAGCAGAAAAAATCCTATCGAGAATAAAATATCGTGGTAAAATGTATAATGTTGTTAAAACACCAGAAGGTAATTTATTCTTAAAAAGCAAAACAGCGACAATACCATATTCTTATGAGCAATATGATAAGTATATTAGTAGGGTTGAGGCTGGTAGAAAAGCTATTGGTACAAGACTTGAGGATAAAACATTATTCCATCCTGACGAATTTGATGATAAACCAGCATTATCAGTATTATTAGGTGCGGGTTTAAACATTAAATCTGGTACAAGCGAAGGATATAAAGTTAGTGGTGAATTACGAGATTTATTTGATGGTGTTATGGTGGGTACTTCTGGGGTAAATGCAAAACTACCTTATGACCCGAAAGGTAAGTCTAATACCGATGACTTAGTTTATGCTTATAATACTGCAATAAGAGAATCTGGCGAAGCTGGTAGAGAATTTACATTATCTACATTTAATGAGTTGATACAAGAAGCCCATAGGGAAATGGGTGAATTATATGCCCAACATAAAAGTTTTGAGAAATATGGAGCTGACCAATTAACTTACGATGAGAGTGTTGAATATGAACAGTTGAATAAATATTTAGGGATTGATGAAGATTTTTACAGAGAAAAATTAAGAAATGCAATACCAGAAGAAGCAAATAAAATAATAGATGAAATTGTATTGGCAAATGAGCAAGAACTTAATAATTTACATAAAGAGGTAAGGGAAAATGAACAAGCAGAAACGGAAGAAATACGGAGAAACATACAGGAAAGCGTTAAAGGCGAGGCTGATGAAAGTGGTATTACAGAAGAAGATGTTAATCAAGCAATAAGGGAACTTGATGAATATTTTACAACAGGTGTGTCTACGGAAACATTCATTGAAACAGCGGTAGAACAAATTCCCCGTGAAAAACTTAAAGAAGTAGCGTATAGAAAACCAAAAGAACTTAATGAAATTGTAAACAATAAACCACTACTTTCTGACGAAGATTGGAATAGTGTTCCTGATGTAGAAAAAAAAGCTATTATGGGTAATTTACCAGATTTTATAGAAATGGCAAAAGCGTGGAATAGAAATAGTCCTGCTATGATAAGGGATATGAATGATGGTTCTAGTTTCTCAATAAAAATTACTGGCGATACTAATCCAGTAAAATCAATAGGTGGGGAATTATATCAACGTAGGCAGGATACACCGATTCCAGACCATACAACCGCGATGTTTAATACATTTGATTCCGTAACTGGCACACCAATAAAAGAAGGTGATTCTGTATGGTTTTTTGAGGACGGTCGTATACTTTTAGAAGATACATTTACTTTTTTACCCGATGTTGTTAAACAAGGTACGCTGTTTGATATGCAGGTATATTTACAAAGTAAAGGTAAAAAAGCGAACGATACGGTTAATAAAGTTACACCTGATGATACTAATTTAGTCGAACAATCTCAAAATCCTGATACACAATCTAATATATTTACTGATGAAGAATTGCAGGCAATGACTAAAGACCCAAATCAAACAGAATTGTTTAGTGAATATACCAAACTTTCTGGTGATTATATACCATTGCCGATGGAAATGGTTAATGATATTGTGAATAAAGTAACTAAAGTATTTGCCAATAAGCCAAATATAAAAGTTATTGATAATATATACCAACCAACCAAAAAAGAAAATTTGGAAAAACTAAAATCAATCGGTACGCTTGGCAATCCCAATTCCACAATAGTTGGATTATTCGACCCTATTGACGATACGGTTTATTTGTCCACCAGGGCTATGCGTAACGAAACTGATGTTGTTGAAGCTATATTGCATGAAACAATTGGACATTATGGTTTACGCAATGTTATTGGTAAACAATTAGAACCAGTGTTAAAGCAAGCATATAATTACTATAAAACGAATAATCCTGACAAATTAAATAAAATAGCCGATTTATATGGATTTGACTTAGAAAAAAATTCAAAGCATAGAATGCAAACAGCGGAAGAACTATTAGTTGACGCTGTTATTAATCCACAAGAAGCACCTATTATTCATAACCGCGTTATAACCGTGATAAAGAATTTTATAAACCGTATACTGCGAGCTATTGGTATTTCACCGACAGAAAAAACCATTACAATAAATTCAGAAAAAGATATAATTAACCTAGCAGAACGTGCACGCGATTATGTTCTCGGGCAATCAAGACTTATTGGTGCACCAAAAAACATAACTGGTCGGAATACTGTGCTTATGCCAGAAACCATATTAAATAATTCTGATATTTTTATAAATGAATTTAATGATATTGTTGCATCCATACGCGATAACAACGAACACCATGATATTGAAAAAATTAAAGGCGAAGTTATAGTACGTGGTATAGAAAAACTATATCAGCAAGGAAAGAAAAAGCCGACTATCAAACAAAATAAACAAATATTTGAAGCGCGTGACCGTATTAAATGGTTTGATAAAAAGTATGATAATGATATGTTGAACGAAATGTATAAAACGCTTAATGCTATTGCAAATCGCAAGTTTGGTGATTCACGCAAAAAAGATATACCGCTTATTCAGTGGATTGCAGGTTCCCCAGAGTATGTTAAGAATATACCATCATTTGAAGCGTTTATAAAATTGGCTTATAATAGTTCAAATGTTAAGCGGTTATTACATAACCAAATGTTAGGCGAAGAATTAGGCGAAGGAAATGCTTTGACACGTTTGGTTAAATGGGGACATAAAAAAGGGAATGAAAAAGAATATGCCCAAATGGGCGAAGTATGGTTTGAGAATGACAGAAATAAAACCGATTATGCTAGAGAAGAAACTAAAAAAACCACACAGCTTATGTTGGACATAATAGATGAAAATCTAAAGGAAATGCCTGATTTAAATAAAATAGATAGAATGAATACTGAACGGCAATTATTGGAAAATCAGCGTAAGGATAAAACAAAAACAGAATTACAACGACAAGGATTTTCTGAATCAGCAATACAAATATGGTTGGATATACGTGATTCGTACGATAGAGCATTGGAAACATTCATAAGATTAGGTAAAATTACAATCAAAAATGCCAAAAAAGAAAATATGGCTATACCAACCATCTTGTTTGATGATAGCATAACAGGCACATCGTATAAAGTAAATCTTATGGATAGTGTTCGTGAAATGGCTGAAATGCGTGGATGGTATGCACCACGTTTAAGGCAACCAGGTAGATTTGGATTACGTGCAGATGCTGAGGGATTATCACCAGTACTAAAATATTTTACTACAAAAATACAGCGTGAAAAATTCAAGTTGGATTTAATAGAACAGGGATATGATAAACAGCATAATGCTAAATTTGAATATAGGGAAAGTGAGGAATTGCCCGATACATTCAATGTATATGAAAATATATTGGGTATAGAAAAAACTATTGAAGAAGTTTTAGGACGTATGGATTTTACATTCTACGAAAGTCTTGATAAAATAAAAGGATTAGATACACGCACTGTTGATTATGTAAAAGTAGATGGTACAAAAGAACAGCATTTTATAGTTGATATGGATGGTGATAAATATTCCGAAGTGTTTAAGAATATCGGTGGTAAAAGATATGAAGAACAATCTGGTTCTGGTAATTTAGTATGGCATTTTACCGATACAAAAAATATAAAAGATAGGGTGCTTAATGGAATAAATACTGATTATAAAGCAAGACGAACAGTAAGTGATGATTTCGCGATACGGTTACTTAGCAATACCGCCAACCTTATTAAATCTGGTAGTTGGCGTGCTACAACAATAAAACGTGGAAAAGAAGTTGGTGCAGAAGTTGTACGTGGTTATGAAGAGGATTTAATTAAATCTTCTGGTACATATTTTAGTAGAACATCGGCTGGTTTAGCGAAGTCTGAGGTTGCGCAACAATTAATGGAAGCTATTTCTGGATTTTATGATAGAAGTGGCAAAAAATACGAACGTGCCGATTTTCACAGTGATGAAGAATTTGTTGATTTTATAAGAGAAAACCGTATTAATCCTATAATACAAAGAAGAGCATATAATCATGCACATAAAACACTTGAGTCGCTTTTATCGTCAAATACATTTGTAGAAAATGCAATGAGTTTTGCAAAATCCATGATGATTATAAAATATCTTGCTGGTACTATTGCTTCACCGTTTGTTAATGTTACTTCAATGGTTACATCGGTAGCACCGTCAATGAATCAATATGCCAAAGTTCCGTGGAAACAAATTCCTATGCAACTTATGAAAGGTGCAAAATATTATATTGAGTATCGTTTTGGCAGATTAAAAAATATTCCAGATGATGTTATTAAACTATTAAAAAAATTAGACGAAGCAAGTCTTGATAGAGCACAATATTATAATGACCAATTGGCATGGCTTAAATCAAAAGAAGGTGCATGGGCTGCCAATATGGCAAATAAACTCATGTGGATATTTGAACAATCCGAACGGTTTAATCGTGGTGCAACCATTATTGGAACATACGATTATATTAATAAACATAATACAAAGAAATTAAGTTTTGATGAATTAGTGGAACAATCAGAAGAAATATCAAATAAAGCACATGGTATATATGATAAAAGCACTGCACCATTTTGGGCACAGGGTAAAACCACATTACCTGTTGTATCGCGTGGTATGTATACATTTATGAAATTTTCACATAACTATATGCAGAATATGGCAGAAATGTTTTTATCTAGTGAAACCACAAAAAAAGAAAAGATGATGAATGTAGGATGGATGATGTTCGCACCAATGGTTCTTGGCGGAATTGGTGCTATACCACTTGCTGGCGCAGTCGATGATTTAGATGAAATGGTTGGTAATCCATTAGAAAAATCACTTAATAAAATATTCAACACTGACGATTATATGGGCGACTTTTACAGAGCGGTAGAGGAAAACTTTGGCACTACCGCTGACAGAATCGCACATGATGGTGTTATAGGTGCGGTTACACCAGTAACTGTACGTGGTTCGCTAGCTGTTGAAGTTCCTGACCCAACCGAAACTGCACCGTGGTCGTTGGTAAAAGATATTGG